TCACTACAATCTACGATTTTGCCGGCTTAAAAACCGCCGAACAAAAGATCATGTTCTTGCAGTTGGGCGATACCTGGTGGTGGGAAAGCAATAGAATTATACCCATCAATGTGTTTTTGAAAACAGAATGGGCGCCGTTCAAGTTCTGCGTTAAAACCATGAACAGCAAGGACGTTGAGATTAAACTAGGCCCTCAAGTCAGCCTTAAAGAAATGGCCATGAAGCGCTCAAAGCGCCGATCAATTACTCTTGTTCGCAAAGTAAGTTGATGTGTACACAGACTAAATGTGCGTAAGCACAGGCATGCGCCTTTTTATAAGTGTACCCATCTTCTGTAGGATCCCATATTGACTTGGCAACTTCTGCCCACTTCTGCCCGATTAAATGTCTTTTACCTGGCCGTATGATAGCCAGGAACATCATTAATCTAGGAATCGTATCCACAGGTTCGGGCACACTCATTAAGGTATCATAGTGATTGCCAATGTGAATTAAGCGAGCACAGAACTCGGGATCATAAATTCGTGCCCAGTCTGGTTCACGTGCCATCAAGTCGGTCAAATGCTGCTCACTCTTTATCTGTGTATATAACGACACATTCAAAAAGTCCAGCTTGGCATAGCCACGTTGTTCCGCTAGTTTGTGATCAATGCTGGCACAGCCCACAAAAGGATCTGTGGGAATATCTGTTACATATACACCGGTGTTGTGTCGCACCAGTTTGCCGTCTCGAATGATACCTGCAGGAGTATGTTTCAACAGAGCCAAGGCACTATCTCTGTTGCCAAAGTCAATGTCAATGTCACTTTTAAATTTCATGTATGTACCTGATTATTTCTTGTGTGTTGGCAAAATATTGTTCTTGTAGGAATGGCATTTCAACATTATACAACACTTCAAGCCGTGCATTCAACCAGGCCTCTTGCACTATGTTGAAATCAATCTGCATAGGTCTTTGATTTTCTACTGCATCCAATACTGTATGGCAGTCTTGATCCCATTTGATAGCATCTATTTTGACAATGAATTGCTGCCATAGTGTATGATACCAACCACTGTCAACTGTGTAACCTAAATCAAAATGTCTATTGATATTTTCAATTGTGTCAAGGAAGCTATTGAATTGGTAGAGTTTTTTAAAATCTACTTCAAATACCGGCACGGTATACTGCTGTCGAACAATTTCCTGTATCATGCCATTTTGATTATAGTCAATGAATCCAAACTTAAGATACTCTCTTAGTGTACCTCGGGGCAAACTGTTTGTACGTGCAAGATCAAGACCATAACTGTGATCGATTTTGTCAATCATGTCCGAGAATTTTGTATCTTTTATTTGATCATAAAAATTAACATTGAAATTTTTTAAATCAAACTTATAATCAGCACTTCTGCTGTAGGCCAAGAGATTAACCAGCAGGCAATCTCTAGGGTCGGCAGTGAGTGCAATGATATCGGTTCCGGCAATGGGTTGATCCAGCAGCGAGTAGTGACCCGATTGGGCCAGTGGTTTGTTGTAAGGCACATGACTTGTACCAAACTGAGTAAAGGGATTTTGCTTTTTTACTTGATCGTCAAGAGCATTGACAGCATAGCACAAGAAGTTGCCGTGTAGGCCTCCAAAGAAATCTATGTATATCACAAGCCTGCTGCCTCTAGTATGTGTTTACACCACTGCGATTCTTCTGGGTAGTCCTGTAGCTTTTGTTGCCATGTGTCGGGATCAATGTAGGGCAGGATCATTGCGATTTGTTCTTCGTCAAGCCGCTCAATGAAAGCCACGCCTGTGCCGCAATTGAATAGAACCCAAGGACTAATGCGCCCACTGACAATATGGTGACAAATCCTATTGCTATTGCCAAACCTAAAATAGTCTCTAAACCCGTTCTTAAGCTCTGGATGAGTTTCTGCATATTCAGTCATTTCCTTAATGGCACGTTCCAAGGCATCCTGTGGCATTTCCTTTTTCAAGTACTCCAACATCCACTGTTCGTATAGGCTGTCTCGACACCAGTAGTCTAGTTTCTTGTTGTTCTTGAGGAGCCAGGTAGTAAAACTAGCAAAATTGATAGCACGTATAGCCACACAATATCGTCCGTACTTAACAAAAGCACCGTAATAAGCACTAGCAGCGAAATCCTCGTAAGACTTAGTGCGGGTGGATGACTGTGTTGACTGGTAGAATTGATTGTAGGCTCTGTATCCAAACTGAACTCCTGTTTCGTTTTGTTGTTGTGCTCGGCGTTTTTGCTCACAAAGATGTGACGCAAGTGTGGTTTCCTTGCGAAACAGTTTGTCACAGTAACGGCACTTATAGGTCGGAGCGGATTCGCTTGTCGTCCCAGCCGTGTTGTCGTGCAAGTTGCTTGAGATCATCTTTAGTATTGATTCTGGCGAGTAGTTTAATTTCATCGTATCTCAATTCTGGGTATAGCTCGGCCAAAAACTTTTCTGCTTTGTTGTTTGCACTATCTTTTTTCTTTGCTGCTAACCACTTGTGAGATTGCTTGCCCATGCCTGGACTCACAGTTGTGGCCATGAGCCATTGAAACTTTTTGTGCTGTGTGGTACTGATGTCAAAGAAGTTCTTGTTCAAGCGTTCGTTCACACTCAACAAGTAGTAGGCCTGTATGTCCGCACTGCCCTGTACATCTGCGCCCCAACGTATCATTAGGAAAGGCGAAAACTTTTTCTTTTCTTCTTCTGTAAGTTCGTCATAGAAGTCACGGTTCTTCTTGTCAAACTGTTCCATCTCATATCCGATGTATAATTTATCTGGGGAGCCTGCCATTTTCATCTTTCAGTAGGTGGTAAAGTTCTACACAACGTTCACGGTATTCTACCATTGCTGGGTGTGTGCTGCGACGAATCAGGCCCCACATCATAGACTCACGAATTTGTTCTATTGTACTAGGATCTTCTCGTACTGTTGCACGTTCTGTGGTACCTGCTTCACGTGCATATATTGTAGCACCACCATCGGGACTTTCAAAGATTTTTGGCATCACCACACCTTGCTATAATCAACCACTTCACTTTGACGACTGATGTCTTTGACAAAGTAAACGCACATGGGCCCTTGTTTGTTCATTTCCAGGGGTACTGCCAACATCTGGCCAGGTTTCAGTTTGGGGAAATACCATTTGACGTCTTGATAGATGTCCACGATCTCTACGGGATAAAAGTCTGGGCTGAAACTGGTCTTGGGATTGAAGGCAAATGCACTAAAGCCGCGATCGTTGATGCTGGTTAAGGGCACAACCTCAAGGTCGCCTACATCTTTTTCGCCAATTAGTAATTGCCAGTCTACAGGCATCTTGACAATGTGATTGCCAATCTTCAATACCAGTGCAGGACTGTTGAAGCTCTCCATAAAGATTAGGGGTATGTAAAAGTAATCAGGTTCCTTGGGGTTGCTGTTATCTAGTACGCAGAAATTGAGTTCATCAACTTCATTAGGAATTTCATCAAGCTCGTAGGCTTGGTTTTGTAGTGTTAAAATTCGAATTTTTTTCTCCGGAATAAATATTAATGCTAGTCGCGATATTCGCCGTATCCACTAGCTCTAACAGTTACAAGGAACTATCAGCAATGTATTTACAAAACAAATATACCAAGTATTATAATAACATCATTGAACGAGCAAAGTCAAGAGTCTTACCAAAAGAAATTTATTTTGAAAAACACCACATCATACCTAGGTCAATGGGCGGCTCTAACCTCGCTACCAATTTAGTCAAGCTAACTGCAAAAGAGCACCGTTTTGTTCATCTTCTCTTACCTAAAATGACTATTGACCCTGCCCATACAAAGAGTATGTGGTATGCGTTGTGGATGATGTTGCGTACAAAAAATAAAGATCAATTTAGAAAAATATCAAAAGGAAGAGCATTTGAACTTTCTAAATTACAAGTTGCTGCTTTCTCATCGCAACTACACAGAGGTAAAATTGTTTCCGAAGAAACAAAACAAAAACTTTCAAATAAGGCAAAAGGCAGGACTTCGCCAAACAAAGGCAAGTCAATGTCGGAGGAGCAAAAACAAAAATTATCAATTGCCCACAAAGGTAAGACTATCTCACAAGAGTCTATAGATAAAACAATAGAATCTAGGAAGTGGTACACGCATAGCGAAGAGACTAAGAAAAAAATATCCGAGTCTAATAAAGGAAAGACTGCGGTAATAAGTGATGAAACTAAGCAAAAAATCTCAGCCTCACTTAAAGGCAGACCCAGCCCAAATAAAGGAAAACCTGCAACAAACACAGGCATACCTCATAGCGAAGAGACTAAAGAAAAGATTAAACTAGCAGCCGCGAACAGAATAAAAAGCACTTGCCCGCATTGTAGTAAAGCCGTCTCACCATCTAACTACTCAAGATGGCATGGTGATCAATGCAAGTTAAAGTAGAGACTTACCCGCGCCAGTCTACCTTCTCGACAGAGAACGGGTAATTCGCTTCTTTATAGAAGGCCTTACGCTTTGTGAGGTGTCTTTTCGCAAACTTGCAGTTGCTAGTGATGTCCCATATCTCGACATGGTCTTTGTCCTCCGCTCGTCTAATGCCTCGCCCAATGCTTTGTATAACCCTAACAAAGCTCTTTCCGGGCTCAAGAAGAACCAGATTAAAAATACGAGGAATATTAAGACCCACAGCGGCCACACCATAAGTCGCCAGAAAAACCTTGTTAGTAGCAGTCGCAAATTCATCGTATTCCTCTTTCCTTGATGTGGCCTTAGTTCCGCCGTTTACAAATACAACATCGGGCTTGTCACTGAGCAGGCTAAACAAGGTGCTGAGTTCTGCTTGTAATATCTTTCCTGTTTCAATCCTGTCTACTAGGATTAGGGTGTTGCCTCCCTCTTTGATCTTTTCAATGAGCCTTGCCAAATAACTCAAGCGCTCTGTATTAGTTACCAAATATTTTAGTTCGCTTTGATAATCTTTATATTCTACACCGTCTAAGAGTTGTACGATGTTGACATGGCACTGTGCCAGGTGTCCTGCATCTTGTAGTGTGCTGGCGCTGAGTCTGCCCACAACGTTGCCAAGGCTACAGTAGATGCTGACTGCTGCATAATCCTCTTTGGGAATAGTGCCTGTAAATCCCCAGCGTATGGGTACCTGTGCAAACACACCAGTTAACAAGGTCTTGAGTGCATCTGCTTTGGCCATGTGTACTTCGTCGACCATGACGCATTGTACACCTTCAACAAACTCACCAATGGTGCATTCTGCTGTGCCTTCCTGTGTGTTCTTTAGCAGCACATTGAGACTTTGCCAAGTACAGATAGTATGTGTGCGACCCCATTCTTTGCGATCGCCAAAGTAGACCCCAACATCCAGGCCCAGGTTGCGATAGTCGGCTTCGGTTTGTCGCACCAGGTCCTTGTTGGGCACAATCACAATGCTGCGTCCATAGCGTTCGGCCATCAAACTCAGGGCCGCAGTCATCAAGGTCTTACCAGCACCTGTGGCCACTTCCTGTACACTCTGAGGATTGGCTAGAAAGTTGTTGATGATTTCAACTTGGTAGTCTCGCAATAGTACAGGTTGGCCTGCCTGTGTATGACCCACTGGCCACGACTTGTGTGCGAACGTGTCTTCGGCAATGGTATCAAATACAATGGTGTTGTTGTATTCACGTAGATCCACTAGTTCAATGTCATAGCCATCCCCGTCTAAGATGGGAATGATTTCGGGCAGCAAGTTGATATAACTACTGCCGCCCAGACTGAAGTAACTGACCTTGCCGTCCCAGCGTCCCAGTCGCACCGCTGGTTGATAACGAGCTCCGGGTATTTCGTATTTGAACCGGTCAACCAGTTTCTTACGAGTACCAATTTCTACACCTTCTATTTTGACGTTACATTCATCTTTAATTATTAACTTGGCCTGCAAGATCGGGTACCTTGTGATTCTTATTTGACGTATACACGTCTGTAGAGCAGTACACAGCTTTTTCTGCGTTCTGCATCATAATGCTTTTATCGCCACCAAACATCATTCCGGCACTGCTGATTAACAGTCCAATCTTGAGATCACGAATAGGGGCGGTACAGTGTATGTATTTACTCACTGTGCCCGTGTCGTCAACGACTCCTGGAGTGTCACCAACACGTAAACGTCCGCGGCGAATATCAATATCTTGTATTTTACGCAATGCAGTGAGCCTTGTCAACATTTTATTGCTGGTATCAGGCTCGTAGATCACCACAGGATAGCGTCCCACCAGATCAGCATAATCCAGCACACTTGCAAAATCATCTGTGGCCAACATGGTGGCTGGATCAATCTTGACTTCTCGATGTGTGGTCAAGTTCAGTGTACGTGCGCCATAGGCAGCAAGCCAAGCATCACGAATGTCGTCGCTCACTGTGTAGCCCAACACGCTGCTCATGTCGATCAAGCGTGGCAGGTTGTCTGCGCCAAATCCACCACAATGCTCGTTCACATAGTTGATC